CGAGGATCGACGCCGTGCCGACGGTGACACTCAGGATCGGCCAGCAGAAGTACCCGCCCTTCCGCGGCGCCGTGAATTTCAGATCCGGTTGCCGGAGCTTAAACGCGTCCGCACGCGCGAGCGTCGCCTCGAGCGCCCAGCCGCCTTCGGTGCGGGTAATCGTCCACGCGTTGCAGACGGCCGCCGTGTGATAGCCCCACACGACGGCCGCCTCGAGTCCGCGCAGCGTGATCGCGTCGAACATGCGTCAGGCGTGCACGCCGGCGACCCACGCCGTCCCGTTCCAGTTCGCGCGCGAGCCGTCGCCGAGCTGGATAAACTGTCCGGTCGTCCAGTTCGTGGCCGGCGACGCCGTGACGGTCGACAGCGCGGCGAAGTTCTGCGGTGGCGTCGCGTTGGCCGGCGTGAAGGTGCCGTTGCCGGTGCCAGGTCCGGCGCCCGTCGCGAGCACCTGGCCGGGTGACGTCCACGATCCGGCCGCGCGGAAATTGCCGGTAATCTTCGGCGCCGTGAGCGAGCAATCGATCGAGGCGTCGAGGTACGCGAGCCCTTGCCAGAAGAAGGCGCTTTCGGTCGTGTTCGGCATCAGTTGCAGCGTGCCTGGCGTCGGCGACATCGCCGCCTTGAACAGCGCGAGCTCGGCCGAGTTCCAGAACCCGCCGAACGAGCCCTGAATATCCATCAGGCCGGGAATGTAAACCTTGTTGGTATCGCCAAAGCAGGTGACGTCCTCAAAATCGGTGGCAAAATTGCCCGTCCAGGTGTTGATCGAGACGATCTGCACCAGCGTCGAGCCGCCTGCCGCGTCCCACGAGACTTTGCCGTATCGGCCGGTCTTAATCGACATTGAGATCCTCCAGAGTGAGCGCGTCCGGCCAGTACGCCGTGACTTGATAAAACCCGCCGAAATGGTGCCAGTAGAGCGTCTTGTCGACCTCGTCGCGCGCGGAGGTATCGATCGAGCCGTCGCGCACGCAGTCGATCGATCCGTAGTCGGCCGGCGTCGACAGCGCCGCGCCCTCGAGCAGCGCATCGATCCGATCGCCGGCGGCCTTGATCTGCTCGAGCGCCACGTCACGCGACAGCCCGAGCGCCTGCACGGCATACCGGCGCCCTTCGGCGCCACGGTGGCCGAATACGCCTTCATCGTCCGCGTCGACGACCGTCACGAGGCCGAACGCCTTGAGCCCGGCCGGCGCCAGGTAGCCGTAGACGCCGTCCGGCAGGAGCGCGGCGAGCGGTGCGTCGTTCTGCAAGACGGTCAGCAGCACGCGATCGATCGCGCTCGTGGCCGGCCTAGCCACGCGGCGCGCTCCGTTCCAGGAGCTCGACGACCTCGGCGCGCATCGCGCGGCGCTCGCGCACGGTGATCGGAATGAACACGCGGCCGGCCGGTTTCGGCCCGGCCGTCGTCATCCCGCCGGCCTCGAAGATCAACGCGTACTCGACGTCATTGCCGACGGTGACGGACGGGTGCAACGGTCCCTTGTCGGTGTCCTTGAGGTAGAGCCCGTCGCGCAAGCGGCCGGTGACGACCGGGTACCCGGCTTTGATCTCCTCGAAGGCGGCTTTCGCGTGGCGTTCGATGATCGGCCGCGCCGCGTCGGCGACCTCCACCGGCCAGCCCTCGAGCGCCTGGATATACATCGCCATCGTTTGCGTCATGCGACGACCTCCGCACACACGAGATCGGTTTCGATCCCGCGCTCGTCCCGGTTCGCGACGTACAGCACACTCAGGATCCGGCCGTTGAAGGTGACGCGCGTCTGCGTCGTGATCCCAGGGTGGTACCGCCCCTTGAGCAGGTGCGTCGCCTGCGAGACGACGGAGCCGGCGCCGATCGCCTCGAGCGTGCGCGCGCCCGGTTGCTCGATCGAGCAGTCCCAGCTCGCCGGCACAAGCGGCGTAAACACTTCCGAGAACCCGCCGTCCGGATCCGGCACGGGATCGCCCGGCGCCTCGAGCGTCACCCGGTGCCGGTAGGTGGCCAGGCTAGGCAAGCGTCGGATCCCGGTGCCGGCCGAGCAAATGCCGAATATCCACCCAGACGCGCGGCTCGTCGGTCTGCTCGTCGGCGTCGCCGCGTTGCAGGTCGTAGAGGTACGTCGTGAGCAGCTTGATCGCGTGCGCGACGGGCCGCGGCACGGTGGCCGGCGTCCAGGCCGGATCGGCGGCCGTCGTGAGGTACGCGAGGATCGCGTCCTGCGCCGCCAGCGCCATCGCCGACACGTCGGCGTCGTGCGCCGTGTCGGTGATCCGGAGGTGCGCTTTCATCTCGGCGATCGGCACGAGCGCCGTCGCAATCGTGACGCGGCCGGGAAAGGTGACCGGCGCCACTACTCGGCCTCCGCGAGCGCGCCGACCGCGGCGGCGACGGCCTCCTCGGACGGGGTACCGGGCATGGCAGCCGGCGGCCCCGTCGGCGGCTTCGAGAACGGCGCGTCGGCGTCGCGTTCGGCGAGCGCGGCGAGCGAGTATTGCTGCTGCTGGAGGTACGGCGTGTCGCCGCCCTCGACTGGCCCGAGCCCGTAGAACTTGCGCCGCGCTTCGTTCGGCGTGAGCGCGCCGGAGCTGATGCCCTCCTTCGCGCCGGCCGAGCGCGTCGCCTGATCCATCCAGATCAACGCGTCGAGATCAAACTCGGTCCCGTACGGCGCCGGGAGCTCGAGCCCCTCGTCGAGCGCGCGCTCGAGGCTGACCATATGCACTTGCAGGCACTGCGCGTGGTACTGGAGCTGCGTCGCTTCGGAGTTCGCGTACGGCGGCTGTTTGGTACTGTCGACGTAGCTCACCGGCACGCCGAAACAGCCGGCGATCGTGGCGACGGTGGCGTCGCGTTGTTCGGTCAATTGCGCGTCGACGGCCGTCGTGTCGATGGATTCGTACTTCATGCCGTAGCCGACGATCGCGGTATCGCCCGGCCCGAGCGCGGCCCATTGCGCCTTGAGGCGCGCGGCCGTCTCCGGCGTGATCTCCGTCGGCGCGACGAGCATCCCCGTCGGCCGGCCGCCCTTGCCGAAAAACGTGCTACTCGAGTTCTGGAGATTGTTCGCGGTGAGCGTCGCCGTGCCGCACGCGTAGAGCGGCGACAGGCCGACGAGCGGATGAAAGGCGCAGTTCCAGCGGTCGTGAATGACCTCGCGTGCCGGCGCGGCGATCCCGCCCTCCGGAATCCCGGCCAGGTCGGAGGCGTCGAGCTGGTAATACACGTCGCCGTCCGGCGCCACGAGCGGCGTGACTTTCGCCGGATCGAGCACGTAGAGCGCGATCACGACGCCGCGTTGATCGCGCTCCTTCAGGATGTAGGCATTGCCCCAGAGCAGCTTAGAGAGGATCCATTGCTCGAGAAATTGCCCGATCGTCTGGTAGCGGTTCGGTTTCCGGAGCACGGGTGAAAACGCCGGCGAGCTCGTCACGATCCAAATGCCGTTCGCGTCGAGCGCCACGAGGTTCAACGGCGTTTTGGAAATGTCGCCGGCGATGAGCGACACACAGCGGAACACCGTGGGATTGCTCAGACCGGTGTCGATCGTGATCTCCTGATTGCTCTGCCAGGCGCCGGTAAACGGTTCGCGGACAACGCCCGTCCAGCCGCCAGCCGTCACGCCGGCCGGACGGACGGGTGTCAGGAATGACCCCAGCCGCGACCGGACGGCGCTCAGGAGGCCCATGCGGCGCTACTCTTTCGCCGCCTTGCCGTTCGTGACCGTGCCGCCCGGCATGGCAACCGTCTCGCCGGTGTTGCCGGATGGTGCCGGCCAGGCGGCCGCGGTCAGGTACTTGACGGCGTTCGCGTTCGCTTTCGCCCAGTTGATAAACCGCTCGGCGCGCAGCCCGACCATGTTGTTCTGCCAGAGCGAGACCATGACGACCGTCGCGTCGGCCGGCGACATCGGCGCCGAGTCCATCTGCAGCGACGCCTCGCGCGAGACGTCGATCGTGACGCCGCCCTCGTCGGCCATCAGGATCAGGTTCGGCTGCATGGCGATCACGTTGGTACCCGCCGCGGTGCTGCCGATAAACGTGAGCCCCTTCCAGGCGCCGCCGTTGACGGTGAGCCCTGGGAATTGCGGCGAGCCGTCCGAGTTGTTCCGGAAGGCGAGCGCGAGCAGGTTGCTCGGGTTCATCACGAACGCGAGCCCGTTCACGTCGATATTGTTCGAGGCGAAGAAATTAATGAGCCCGATGATGTCGGCGAGCGGTGCGCCCGTGGCCGCGGCCGTCGGTGCGCCGTTCGTGACACTGGCCGGGTTGACGCCGGCGACGGCGGCGACGGCCGGATCGATAAACTGCAGATCCAGGAACCGGGAGATCCCGGCGATCATGTCGGCGCGCACCAGCGCCTCGGCGCTCGGATTCGAGAGGCGCGCGAGCTCCTCCGTGATCGCAATGATCCCGGCCGCCTTGCTGATGCCCAGCGTCGTGCTTCCGAACGCGAGCTTGGTCATCGGCTTGGGTTTCGCCTCACCCACCCAGTTGTAGGTGCCGCCGGCCGTCTGCGTCGGTACCTGCGTGTTGAATGGCACGTTTCTAAAGTTCGGGATCTTGCCGAGAATCGTCGCCGCGCGCAGGAGCTCGACAAACGAGTCGCTGATGTTCTTGTTGACGAGCGGCCCGGCCCACGTCGCATCCGTCGCGGTGCCGGGCGCGATCGCCGCTTTGAGCGCGAGACTCACTTCCGGCGTGGAGTCGTCCCAGCGTTTGGCGTATTCCGCGGCCTCGTACAGGTTGCCGTGCGAGACGACTTTCGCGCACGCGAGCCGGACAAACGCGGTGCCGAGCGGCAGGTTCGCGCCCTTGACCGAGATCACCGGCAGCGCCGGCGCGCGCGGCGTGCTCGGCACGGCGACGGCTTGCGACGCCTGGATCGTCTCGAGTTCGCGCCAGCGTTTCAGATCGGCATCGATCGCTTTCACCTGAATCGCGAGCCCGTCGTGTTCCGTTGCGGCCTCGTCGGTGAGCGTGGCCGCGTCGGCGGCGGCCGTGTCCATGATCTCGCCCATGCGGCCGGAGAGCGCGGCGCGCTTGTTCTCAAGGTTCGTGACGTGTTCGGCCGTCGTCGTTTTGCTCATAGTCGTACTCCGCGCCGGCCGCGCCAGCGATTTAACGGTGAGAATGGACGCGTTGACGTTCGCGGGAATGGTGATGAGCGAGAGCTCGCAAATTTCGATCTTGGCAAGGCGCTTGACGCCGGCTTTGACGTACTGCACGACCGCGCTCGCCGGTAAATGCCCGATCGAGACGGCGCGCATCAGCCCGGATTTGATCGAGTGCCAAGCCTCGTCAGTGCGCGTTTGCACAACGCCGGGCTCGTCCATCCGCGGGATCTCCCCGTCAAAGGCGAGCCGGCCATCCGGCAGCAGCGCGAGATTCACCTGTCCGACCGGGAGCTTTTGATCGTGGTGGAGTAGCAGCGGGATCGGGTTGCGGAAGGCGATCCCCGCGGGATCGACGATTTCGCCCTGGCGATCGAGATCCGGCGTCGACGCGATCCCAGAGAACCGCCGGCGCGCGTTGTCGATCGATTTGACCTCGAGGAGTGCGTACGCGCGATCCATCGGTGCGGATCAGCATCCGCGCCGACGGCGTCGGCCGCGTAAATCTGTAGAACTATCGGAGCTTGAGTTTCAGGAGATCGCGCACGAGGCCGGACAGGGATTGCTCCTGTTTCAGCGCGAGCCGGAGCAAGCGATCATAGTCCGCGGTGCGAATGTAGGTCGTCACCGTTGTACGCGGTTCCTCGACGCGCGGCCGGCCTGGCTTGCGCCGATCCTCCGTCATCCAATCACGACCAGGTTGTACTGCGGGATCGGCGCCGTCGCCCGGCGCCAGCCGCCGATCGCCTGCAGGAGCGCGTCGATCGCGTCGATCTTGTGCGGCGATTCGGCCGTCTCTTTCTTCGGCAGGATCGAATCGTCGATCCGGCGACTCACGACTACATTCCCGGCTTGCCAGCGCAAGCACGTATTGCCGTCGTGCCGGAATCGGCCATGCTTCACGCGCGCCTCGAGCTCGCGCGCCGCCGGCGTCACGGTGGCCGCCGACTTGTGCTCGGTGCGCGCCGGGATCCCGGCGTTGAACAGGTTCCCGACCAGGTTCGACGACTGGTACTTGTCGAAGCAGATATCCTTGACCGCAAACCGCGTGCAGGCGTCGCGAATGTCGGCCTCGATCCGCGCGTAGTCGATCATCGTCCCGTCGGTGAGCACGAGCTCGCCGCGCGCGGCCCAGTCCCGGTACGCCGGCACGGCGCGCGCCCGTTCCTGGACGACGTCGGCCGGCAGGTAACACTGCACAAACGCGTACAGCACGTCCGCGCGTGCGAACAGGTACGCGACGGCCGCCAGGTCGTCGTGGCTTGCCAGGTCGCCGCCGATCCAGCACGGCTCGCCGCGGAAGTCCTCGAGCCGGATCGTCGGATCCGCGCACGCGTCCCAGTGTTGCAGCGACAGCCAGGCCGACGCGGCGTTCGCCCATTGCGAGCAGCATTTGACGCGAAACTCGGCCTCGAGCCCCGGCGTTTGCTGCGCGTCGAGACAGTACTCGCGCATCTGCCCCAGGAGCGGCGTCACGCCCAGCATGGGATTGGCCTTGATCCAGTTCGCCTCGTCGCGCCAGTCGTCGCCGTCGTCGAGTGTGTAGATCAGCCCGAAAAAGTGCTCGGCCTCGAGCGCGCCCTCGAGCACTTTGCAGAGCGTCGACCGGAGCGCATACCCGATCGAGAGCTGGTTATAGCCGGCCGTCGTCGGACAGAGCAGGAGCGGGTTGGCCCTGGCGCCTTGCGCCGACTTCAGCACGTCGTGCAGCTCGAAGGTTTGCGCGTGCGACTCGTCGAGCACGATGCACGACGGGTTCAGCCCGTCCTGCGTCGAGGCTTTGGCGTTGATCGGTTTCATCTCGCCGGAGGTATTCAGCCCGTCCGGCTTGAGGTAGATCGCATTGGCCGCCGGCCGGATCCCCAGGTGAAACAGCAGCGCCGAGCCGCGCGCCATGCGCGCCGCCAGCTTGAACACGATCCGCGCCTGCGATCCCGTCGTCGCCCCGCACACGACACTCGGCCCCGGCTCGTCCTCGCACGCCAGGTGATACAGCGCGATCGCGGCCATCAGCGTGGACTTGGCGCCCTTGCGGCCGAGCTCCCAGTAGAGCGTCCGAAACCGCCGGCGCCGCGGATCGGCCCGGTGCCGCCAGCCGAACAGTGTCGTGAGCAGGAAGACTTGCGCCGGCTCGAGCCGGATCGTCGGCGTCGCCCAGCGCCCCTCGACGTGCGGGAGCTGTTCGACAAAGGCACACACCGCGGCCGCCTCATACTCGAGCCAGACATACGGCCAGGTCGGATCCGTCGCGCTCCGGCTGAGATCCCGTCGCTGCCGGTCGACCGCCAGCTTGACCCACTTGCACGCCGGGATTAGCCCGGCCGTAACGCTGGCCCTGTAGCGCGTCGCGACCTCGAGGTAATCCCTTGGTGCCGGCGTCGTGCGATCCCCGTCAGGAATCGGTTCTGGTGCCGTCCTAGAGCCATGCGGCAGCGTTCCCGGCACGGTGCCGATCGGATCATCGACGGGTTGTACCTCGGCTGTATGATCCACTGTTACATTTCGGGTTTAGTTGAC